TGACGTAATGGCTTCAGCCTCACGTCTTCTTGGTCGTAACATGGCTATCTACCTAGACCAGCTATCACGCGACACACTTTATGCAGCAACTTCAACAATTTATGGTGAAGACCGCTCAGCACTTTCAGCTGTTAACAACTGGTACGCTTACGGAACTACAGGTTCTTCACGTGCTTCAATGACAGGTGACTTTCACTTGACACCTCACACAGTCAAGGATGCAGTAGAAACACTAAGCACAAAGAACATCCCTCGCCTTGGTGAGACATATGTTGCTTTTGTGCACCCTCACCAGTCACGCCGCCTACGCGACATGCCTGAGTTTATCGAAGTAACAAAGTACGCAGCACCAGGAAACTTCATGTTAGGTGAAATTGGTCGTCTATACGACTGCGTATTCATCGAAACAACACAGGTTCTTAAGGTTACTGGCGGTGCTGGTACTTCTTACACCACAGACACAGCTGTTGCTAACCCAACAGTAACCCCTGGTGGAGGCTACACAACCCCTGCTACCTACACAGGTAACGGTGGTGCTGACCGCTATTCAGCTATCTTCATTGGAGATAACGCATTTGGTCACGCAATCTCTCTCCCAGTAGAACTCCGCGATGGCGGTATTCTAGACTTTGGTCGTGAGCACGCACTTGCTTGGTACTCAATCTTTGGTCTTGGTCTAATTACAGACCAGTCTGTAGTAATTGCAGAAACCAACTAATACAACTAAATAGCATAGGGGGCGGGGCCGAAAGGCCCCGCTCTATTTAAACAGAGATATTAAATCGGAGGATAATTAAATGGCAACAAAAGCAAAGCCCACTGATGCAACTGGCGTAATGCGTGAAAAGCTTGTGGCTGATAGCCTAGAGCAAATGCAGGACCGCGCAGCTGAAATGTCTATGGCAACTGCCCAGGCTAAAGTAAAGCTTGAAACTGAAGTTATTGACGCAACTGTTCCAGACCGACAAGCTATTATTGTTGATGAACCAGTTACGGTTGGAAAGTCAACAGATGAGTCTGTAGAAATCCGCGTAATTGAAGACATTGAAAATATGACTCTTGGAGCTGGAAACAACTATAACTTTAAAGCTGGTCAGAAGTACAAGGTAACAAAACAAGTAGCCCAACACCTTAAGGAAAAAGGTTACTTAGCAGGAGTTATCTAAGACATACTTAGCGGAGTGGGCGCCTCGGTTTACGGGGCGCTTCTTCGTTTATAGAAGTATTATTATGTATGTATTGTGAGGAGCGCTGGTGGCAAATATATACGACCTGACTTACAGGGTCCGTCTTGAACTAGGTGACCAACCTCAGCAATTTATTTTTACCGCAACTGGTGACGGGTCTACAAAAGACTTTACTCTCCCATGCAAACCTATTGATATAAACACCCTTGTAGTGCAGGTTGACGGAACCCCCGTTGTCTACCCTACTGGGTACACCCTAGAAGCTGATATTGGGGTAGTTCACTTTGTAACCGCCCCACCAAGTAACGAAGCTATTTTAATTACAGGAAATAGATTCCGTTATTTTACAGATGATGATATTTGTTTATTTATCAACACTGCTATTGAACAACATACCTATAATAGAACAGATTCTTTTGGCTCTGTAGTTAACTTGTCTGCTATCCCACCTGTTGAAGAGTACCCACTTGCAATCCTTGCTGTAATTGAGGCCTTGTGGGTACTGGCAACAGATTCAGCCTTTGATATTAACATTACCGCTCCAGATGGGGTTGTAATCCCTAGAGCACAGCGATATCAACAGTTAACTAGCGTTATACAACAGCGTTGGGAACAATATAGAACCCTATGCGCGCAGCTTAACATCGGCCTGTGGCGTATTGAAATGGGTACTCTTCGTAGAGTATCTCGTAAAACTAACAAACTTGTTCCTATCTATATGCCTCAAGAAATTGATGATGGACGTAAACCAGAAAGAGTATACATAGAAAATGATTTAACTGGAAGAAGAGCCCTACCAAGTTACGTAACAGTTCAAGATATTATTTTATATGAAGGTGACTCATACGAACAAGAAATTGATTTTCCTTTTGATATTACAGGGTTGCAATTTAAGGCGCAGGTGCGTACATATCCAAACGCACCTTCGTTATATGGAACATTTAATATTGAAACTGTATCTGTTTCAGAAACTTCAAGTAAAATTAGATTGTCTTTAACAAAACAACAGACCGAATATATGCCAGTACGTGCTTTCTGGGATTTACAAGCAACGGATAGCACGGACCCAACTTACGAAGCAACTTATTTGCGCGGACAGGTATTTACTACACAAGAGGTGACAGTTGACTAGCCATTGTAGGTGTGTAGGTTCTCAGCACACATGTAGCATTCAGGGAACACAAAGCCCAACGGTTATTTATGTTGGGCAGGGTGGGCCTAAGGGCGTTCAGGGGGCCACGGGAGCGCAGGGCCTTACTGGTGCACAAGGATTACAGGGTACAGCTGGAGGTGGGGTTACTCTTGAACAACTGTCTGAGGCAATCTCAGCATCTGCTCTTGGTTCAACAGATGACCTGACCGAGGGACTAGACAATCTATACTTCACTACTTCACGAGTTGCCTACATACATACCCAAAGTGTGGTAAGCGCTACGTGGGTAATAAATCATAATTTAGGTTTCTACCCTAACCTTACAGTTCAAGATTCTGCTGGTACTATTTATGAAGGCGAAATATCGTACTCTAATTCGAACTCACTTACGGTCACCTTCCAAGCAGCTTTTTCAGGAATCGCTTACCTATCTTAAAGGAGATACAAAGTGGCACGTAAGTTTTTAACACCGATTGACTTAACTAAGCTCGAGCTTCAAAATGCTCGAATTCAAAACTTAGCTTCTGCACCAGCAAATCCTGTAGAAGGACAGATTTATTACGACACATCCCTTAAGTACTTACGTACATGGAATGGTACGGCTTGGATTAATACCAGCACTGGTGCGCAAGGCGCAACAGGAGCACAAGGTGCTAATGGTTCTAACGGTTCCCAAGGAACAACTGGTGCTCAAGGCACAACTGGAACTCAAGGAACAACTGGAACTCAAGGTGTTACTGGAGCACAAGGTACTACTGGAACTCAGGGAGAAACTGGTACACAAGGTTTTACAGGCGCCCAAGGTGAAACTGGCCTTCAAGGTAATGATGGTGCACAAGGATTTACTGGAGCACAGGGAACTACTGGAACACAAGGATTTACTGGAGCACAGGGAACTACTGGAACACAAGGTGAAACTGGTGCACAGGGCACAACAGGTACACAGGGTGAAACTGGTGCACAGGGTACTACTGGTGCACAGGGTGAGACTGGAACACAAGGTGAACAAGGACTTCAAGGATTTGAAGGCGCTCAAGGATTTACTGGAGCACAGGGTGAAACTGGTGCGCAGGGTATTCAAGGTCACTCAGACCGTTACAAGACAACTTCTGGTACTGACTACACAATTGCGGTAGCAAATAACGTTTCATTTGTTCTTAATGACCCTGACCTTTCATACTCAGTAGGTCAAGACATTGTTATTGCTTATGATGTAAACAACCATATGTCTGCAACAGTTGTAAGCTACACATCAGGCACTAACACTCTTGTTGTAAATATTAACGACGTAGTTGGTTCAGGATTCCACGGAGACTGGACAATCAATCTTGATGGTGCTACTGGTGTACAGGGTGCAACAGGAGCTCAAGGAACTACTGGTGCGCAGGGAACAACTGGTACTCAAGGAAATACAGGCTCACAAGGTACAACAGGTACTCAAGGTACAACTGGTGCTCAGGGAGAAATTGGTTTACAAGGTAACGATGGTTCACAAGGTACAACTGGAGCTCAAGGCGCAACTGGTGCGCAAGGTGTACAAGGTACTGAGGGTGCGGATGCACTATGGAACTTTACTGGCGCTTACAATATGGGATTACCATATGCGGTTGGAGACGTAGCAACTTACGAAGGACAAACCTGGTACCGCAAAAATGCTAATGGTGGCAATGTTGGAGACACTCCTTCAGAAGGAACTTTCTGGACATTACTTGCTGCACAAGGCGTACAAGGTACAACAGGCTCACAAGGTACAACTGGTGCGCAAGGCACAACAGGTACTCAAGGTGAAACTGGTACTCAAGGAGTTCAAGGTCTACAAGGACAAACTGGTGCTCAAGGAACAACTGGCGCACAAGGACTTCAAGGTATTCAAGGAGAACAAGGACTTCAAGGTTACACAGGAGCGCAAGGCACAACTGGAGCGCAAGGTGAAACTGGTCTACAAGGAGTTCAAGGTCTACAAGGTTACACTGGTGCGCAAGGAGAGACTGGTACTCAGGGTATCCAAGGTATTCAAGGTATTGATGGAGACCGTTACTCAACCACATCTAATTCTTCATTAACTCTTGGTAACAATGGTTCAACATCAATCACTCTTAATGATTTAACTGTTGACTACTCAGTTGGTCAAGACATCACTATTGCCCACGACCTAACACAAATTCAATACGGAACTGTTAGCGCGTATAACGCGGGTACAGGTCAACTTACATTTACACGCACATCAAAGGTTGGAACAGGTACACACGGGGGTACTACTAACTACTGGACAGTTAACCTATCTGGTGCTGTTGGTATTCAAGGTACTCAAGGTGAAACTGGTGCACAAGGAACTACTGGTGCACAAGGAACACAAGGTCTCCAAGGTCACACAGGAGCTCAGGGAACCACAGGCGCTCAAGGTCTACAAGGTATTCAAGGAGAGCAAGGTCTTCAAGGACACACTGGTGCTCAAGGAATTACTGGAGCGCAAGGTGAAACTGGTCTACAAGGAGTTCAAGGTCTACAAGGTTACACAGGAGCTCAAGGTACTACAGGCGCACAAGGCGAGACTGGTACACAAGGAGAGACTGGAACTCAAGGTTTCACTGGAGCTCAGGGTGAGACTGGAACCCAAGGTACTACTGGTACTCAAGGTACTACTGGTGCTCAGGGAACAACGGGTGCGCAAGGTGAAACTGGTGCCCAAGGCATCACTGGAGCCCAGGGCACCACTGGTACTCAAGGTATTCAAGGACAGAACGCTGGAATCTTAAGCGTTGGTTCTGGTTTATCACTTTCAGGTGGTGGCGAACTTACAGTTGATACTACAACAATTGCTACTAAAGCTTATGTTGATGCGACTGCAAGTGGATTAGATGTTAAGGCATCAGTACGTTTAGCAACAACTGTTAACGTAAACATGAGCAACGACCTTGAAGATGGAAGCGAACTTGATGGAGTAAATCTTCAAGCAGGTGACCGAATACTCGTTAAGAATCAGTCAACTGCTTCACAAAATGGTATTTACGTTGTTAGGAGTATGGGAGCACCAAACCGCGCAGAAGATGCAAATCTAAGTGCAGAAGTTACTGCTGGTCTATTTACCTTCGTATCCGAGGGTACAGTCAATGGAAACACAGGCTGGGTTCTTACAACAAATGACTCAATAACATTAGGCACCACACCACTAACATTTACACAGTTCTCAGGAGCTGGAACGTACCTTGCTGGTGATGGGCTTGATTTAACTGGTTCTACATTTAGCGCAAAACTTGATACCGCTTCAGGACTTTCTAAGTCATCTAACGGCCTTAAGATTGATAAAACAGTTGTTGTTACTAAATACGCAACAACTATTACCCCAGTAGCTCCATACAGTGTAACTGACTTTACAATTACTCACGATTTGGGTACATATGACATCCAAGTCTCTGTATATGAGGTAGCAACTTCTAATGAAGTGGTAACAGATGTTAAATACATTACAACAACTACTGCTACCATTAGCTTTGCAGTAGCACCTGCGTCAGGAGAAACTTACAGAGTCGTAATTCAGGCTTAAGTTCCCCTCTAGCATTAGGAGTTAACCAGCATGGCCCGTAGATATTTCGTACCTCTAGGTTTATTAAGCCTAGGTAGCGACCCTACGGGCTATGATGCTGGTGATACTTACTACAATACCACCTCCAATAGGGTGCGTGTTTACGACGGAAATAATTGGCAAGACGCTGGTTTTCAAGGCGTTCAGGGCGAACAAGGCACAACTGGTATACAAGGTGAAACTGGAACACAAGGAGAACAAGGTCTACAAGGATTTACTGGAGCAGGAACACAGGGTGCAACAGGAACACAAGGGCCTACGGGATATACAGGTGCACAAGGTACAGATGGTTCTCAAGGTACAACTGGCTTGCAAGGCACAACGGGTGCGCAAGGCACAACAGGTACTCAAGGTGAAACTGGTACTCAAGGGTACACTGGTACAACGGGCTCACAAGGCACAACTGGTTCTCAAGGAACTACGGGTGCTCAAGGAACTACTGGGCAAACTGGTTTACAAGGTTCTACTGGTACAACTGGTGCGCAAGGTACGACAGGCGCGCAAGGAACTGACGGTACTGCAGGAGCACAGGGAAATAACGGTACACAAGGAGTCCAAGGGTATACAGGCGCTCAAGGTACTCAAGGCACTACTGGTAATACTGGTACTCAGGGAACAACTGGAACCTCTGGCGGTTCCGTAAGTAATCATAATTATAAAGTAGATACTGCAACAACTGACTCACGCCCAGGTGCTGGACAGATTCGTTGGAATAATTCAACACAAACATCTGCAACATTTTTATATGTTGACCACATTACTGATTTAGGTGTTGACATTGATGTTATTTTGGCTCTTCTTAAACAGTCTGATAACATCATTATTCAAAAGAAAGATAATTCAAATCAATATATTACCTATCAAGTAACTTCTGCAATAACAGTTGTATCAAATAGTTATGTAAAAATTCCAGTATCAAGGGTCTCTGACGGTGGGTCTGGAAATAACTCATTTTCTAATAATGAAGCTATTGAACTTATTACATTTGTAACTGGTCTACAAGGCGCTCAAGGAGCACAAGGTGGTGTTGGAGCTCAAGGAGTTCAAGGTACACTTGGTACTCAAGGCACAAATGGAGCTCAAGGTACAACAGGTACTCAAGGAACAGCAGGAACTCAAGGTTCTACTGGTGCTCAAGGTGCTCAAGGAATTATTGGAGCTCAAGGCGAAACAGGTACTCAAGGCACTACTGGACAAACAGGTACTCAAGGCGCAACTGGACAAACGGGTTCTCAAGGAACTACTGGTGCTCAAGGGGTTCAAGGAACACAAGGTATTCAAAGCCCGCAAGGAGTTCAAGGAGCACAGGGTGCTACTGGAGCTGGAACTCAAGGAACAACTGGTTCTATAGACCCACTAGCCGCTAGTTATTATTACAGATAATACGTTTAATACAAGCAATATCAAGTATACTAAACCTATCTTTGAAAGGATATAGAAATGGCAACTACACCAAATTTTGCATCAACACCTCGGTGCTCATCAGTCTCTATTTCAACGGCTGATACCTCAAGAACAGCCCCTACCAACGTAGGTACTCTTTTTACCGCTGGTTCTAGTGGAAGCCGTATTGATGAAATTGACATTGCAGCGGCTGGAACATCTACTGCTAACGTAGTTCGAATCTTTATATACAACGGCAGTACTTACTTTTTACTACAGGAAATTCAAATTACAGCAATTACTCCAAGTGCTTCCGTAGCATAATTTTCTACCGCAATTACCTTTAACTCACTTGTTATTCCTTCAGGTTCTTCCGTGCGCGTAACTACAAACAACGCGGAAGCTTACCACGTAACGGCATTCGGTGGAGATTTCTAACATTGAACAAGGGCGTAGCAAGTGGCGTACGCAAGTACAATACTACAAACAATGACCCTTCAACAGCACAAGTCATTGATAAAAGTATTGGAGGCGTTTTAAGATTCTTTCCTGTTGGGGTTAGCCCTGCCAAAGAAAGAGCCTACGACACTACAACAAACCCCATACCAACCCGCCCGTTGCCTAATATATTTACAAATATTGGAGCAGGTCAGGTATGGACTATCCAAACTTCTAATTTTACTACTCAAATTACCGCAGTAGCATATGGCAATAATCTTTGGGTAGCTGGTGGTATTACTGGAGGTTTAAGAACAAGCACAGATGCAATAACTTGGACTACTAGAACTTCTCAATTTGCTGGTGGTCTTACCCAAATTTATGCAATTGCATTTGATGGTGCGGGAAGAGGTTTAATTGCGGGAACAGGCGGAGCAAACTCCCTATCAGCACTTAATGACGCTACTACATGGGCAACCCAACAAACTATTTTCGCAACAAGTACTGTACAAGCGCTTGCTTTTGGAAATAACATATGGGCGGCTGGTGGTACTAATGGAGCATTTTCTTTAAGTGATAACACATACGTAAGTGCTGGTATTATTTGGACTACTCAAACTTCTAACTTTGGTACTTCTATTATTAACACAATAGCATACGGTAATAATCTTTGGGTAGCTGGTGGTCAAGGTGGAGCTTTAAGAACATCAACAGATGCTATTACTTGGACTACTAGAACTTCTAATTTTACTACTCAGATTAACGAAATAGCATACGGCAATAATCTTTTTGTTGCTGTTGGCAGTGGTGGAGCTATAAGAACCTCAACTGATGCAATCACTTGGGTTACCCAAACTTCTAACTTTGGTACTTCAGATATTAACACAGTAGCCTACGGTAATAATATTTGGGTGGCTGGTGGTAATGGTGGAGCTTTAAGAACAAGCACAGACGCTATAACTTGGACTACTAGAACCTCTACATTTACTACTGTTATTTTCTCCGTAGCATTTGGCAATAACCTCTGGGTAGCTGGTGGTACTGCTGGAACTTTAAGAACCTCAACTGATGGAATTACTTGGACTACTAGAACTTCTAATTTTACTACTGTTATTAACTCAATAGCATACGGCAATAATCTTTGGGTAGCTGGTGGTGCTGCTGGAACTTTAAGAACAAGTACAGATGCAATAACTTGGACTACTAGAACTACTACATTTACTACTCAAATTTTAAATATAAAGTATGGCAATAATCTTTGGGTAGCTGGTGGTCAAGGTGGAGCTTTAAGAACATCTACTGATGCTATTACTTGGACTACTAGAACTTCTAATTTTACTTCTGCTATTAACTCAGTAGCATATGAAAATAATCTTTGGGTAGCTGCTGGTGGTTCTGGAACTTTAAGAACTAGTAATAATAATTCAAATTTAAATTGGTACCCGCAGGGCGCTGTGTTTGGGGCATCAGATATAAATGCAATTACATACGGTAATAACATATTTATGGTGGGATTAAATGGGGGCTTGCTTTACAAAAGCACTGGTAACACGATGTCAGTTGGAACCGTTTGGATTACTCAAACAACTACCCTTGGCCCTACTGATGGTATTAACTCAGCAGCATTTGGTAATGGTATCTGGGTAGCTGTTGGTTCTTCATCAATAATGACCTCATCTACAGACGGAATAACCTGGGATGATGTGTCAAGTGGGTTTGGTCTTAGTAGTATTCAAGCAGTAGCTTATGGCAATGGTCTTTGGGTAGCTGGTGGTGCTGGTGGAGCTTTAAGAACTAGTACAAATACAACTACTTGGACTAGTAGAACTTCTACATTTACTACTTCTATTACCTCAATATCTTTTGGTAATAATCTCTGGGTAGCTGGTGGCAATGGTGGTCAGTTAAGAACAAGTACAGATGGTGTTACGTGGAATACTCAAACTTCTACATTTACTACTGCTATTTTATCAATAGCATACGGAAATAAT